GTTGGAACCATGCCGCTGATATTACCGAAAGTTTGACTGAAGAACAAATTGCGGGTTTAACTTCAATCCCTGATGTATCTGAAATTATTGCATCAGCATCAGCTTGGAATAACTGCTATGATACTGTTTCTGCAAATTCTGCAGACTGGGAAGAAATTCGTAAGCTATCAAGTTTCTCAGCTGATACACTGAATAAGTTTGATGAAATTGAAAGTGCATTTGATAATGTAAATAAAAACATTAGCACTGTAGAGAAAAAGATACCTGATTATCATTTTGATGTTTCAGGATACTTTCCTTCAATGACAGGTGATGGTTCTACCGGTGCACCATACGGCGTTAAAGATTGGCAATCATATGCAAATTTAAGAACTGATTTAAATGACATATATTCTCATATCATTGAAATTCCAACATCAGACGGATATGCAAAACGATGGATTTTTGATGGCACTAAAGCATACGTCACTGACATCAATACCAGATTTTCAAGGGTTGATGAACGTGATAAGGAACAAGATGAAGAGATCAAACAATTATGGGAAGACCTTAGCGGCACTAAGAAATATGCACAATCTGCGCTTAATGAAGTAAAAACATATTTACCAGGACATGGCATTTCAATTTTACCTTATTCAGTAGGTGAAACGAATGAATATGTTATTGCCATTAAACCAGGCGATCTTGATTATGTAATTCATGACCAAGTTAAAGAAATTGCTACTGAAACAACTAATGACATTTTAAACGGTAAACGATATGTAGAATTTGTAAAACTTAGTAACTATCCAAAAACAACAGCTGACATCATCAATTCTACTGCTAATAAAACAATTTATGTTGCAGTTTAGGTAATATCATGGACATCGCACAAGTTCTTAATGCATTGCTTTCAAGTGGAAACGCCGTTGGCCTTACACTTTTCAGCATTTGTTATCTTATCATTTATTTTCAGCGTAAATCTACTGGTGAAAAACGTAACAAGGTTGAAGACGAATTACGTCTTCAAATTAAACTAGCTAATGACAAAGCAGAAGCCGCTGAACTAGCAGCCCAACAGAAAATTGAAGAAGCTGTTGAGGAAATGCAAGAAGAAATAAATACATTAAAGACAGAGAGGCTTCTGATGGCAAAAGACATTGAAGTTCTTAAGAACGATGTTGGCGGCGTTAAAGAAGATGTTAAGGAAATCAAATTAACATTGAGCAATATCGCCGTTTCAATAGCCGAACTTGCTGCAGCTGCTAAAGTTAGAAACGAAGAAAAACAAGGGTAAGTATGGACAAAACTTTTAGTCAATTTTTAGCTGAAAGTAAGGTGTTCACATCAAAGGAAGATAACCCTTTGATTTACACACTAATCATACCAAAGCTAGTTCAGTATGATGGTTGTAAAGACACCGTAAAGGATGATAAGGCGCTTTTTGAACTCGTCAATAAAGTTGAAAAACTGATGAGTAAACTTGACGTTAAACAGCTTAAAAAGTTATATAATCCTGTAGTAATGTTTAACGTGTTTGAACAAGAAAGCACGAAGAAAGCAACCAAAGAATTTGTGCTTCAATACTTTACTGAGTTTGAACAGCAAATTGCTGGCGAAGAGGTTACTTTTGAAGGTGCATATAAAATACATTCCACATTTAAGCAGTTAAAGGATAGCGAAGAATTTAAAGCATATCTGCAATCCTTATAAATAAAATATAAAAGGTTTTAGGAGATCTAAAAATGGCAAAGAAACAACAGAAGGCTACTCGCCGTAAGACAAATTTGTATGAAGGATTCCTTGATGGTGCTGAAGACGAAGTAAAGACACCAGAGGAAGCTCCTGTTGAAACATCTGAAGAAGAAGGTGCAGAAGGCGCTGAAGAAGAAAACGACATCGCTGAAGAACCTTTAGGCGATGATGAACTCGACGGTAATGGCGACGGCGAAGCTGATGACGCTGCATCTAACGAAGAAGCTGGCGTTGAACCTGAAGGTTCTGAAGCTGAAGACAATTTACAGGATACATTGCAGACACTTATCACTGCTGTTCAGGGTTTGACTGACCAAATCGCAAAACAGAACGGTGAAGGTGGTGATGACGAATCTACAGGTGATGATGATTCCGCTGGTGCTGAAACATCTGACGAAGAAACAGCTGAACCTGAAGAAGATGATTCTGATTTTGAAGGCGATGAAGAAACATCTGAAGAAAGTTCTGATGAAGAATCAAGCGAAGAAGAAAGCTCTGATGAAGAAAGCTCAGACGACGAAACTACAAACGAAATGTTGAAACCTTTCTATAAGCGCGGCAAAATGCTTCACGAAGATTCTTCTTACTTGCTAGGTAAGCTTGAACATTATCGCTTTGACAAGCTTGAACCTGTTATCATGGCTATCGCTGAGTCAAAGATTCGCCGTCGCATTGAAGGCGCCAAGTCTCAATTCCGCCAGGAAGCTATTGCTGCTCGTTTGAACGGCATCTCTTCCGACGAAGAATAATCGTTAAACATTTCTAAAACCTATTAAACGGTGGTCGGTTTCCGGCTGCCGTTTTTTCATATATAAATACTATATGAAACAGTTTGATAAATTATGTGATACATTCAATATAGATGGCGTAAGCGAAAGCGTCATTAATGCTGCAATAGCACCTCCGGCACCAGTTGTAGTTCCCGATGAAGACGAGGACGAAACTGATGAATCCCCTGAGACACCTGAACCTCAACCGCAGCTAACCTATAAAGGTCAAAAATATACACTTGACTCATTCCGCTATATGAAGTCTTTGCTACAGCAAAAGATTCAAACGGACAGTGATGTTTTGGCTACAATGCAACAGATGTGTAAGGTTGGTGCTAACGCTCGTCTATTTGAAGTATATGCAACTTTATCAAATACTGTTGCGGCACAAATTAAACAGCTGCAGGATATGGAAAAGGTGATGACTGACTATCAGGTCACTGAAGAACGCGAAAAAATGCAGCGCGAAAACATGGCTCAAAAGGAACGCCTTTTACAGATTAAAGCTGAAGCTGGTGCTGGTGGCAATACTTATAACATTCAAAATAACACAAACCTTTGCTTAACCTCAACTGAGCTCGAAGCAATGCTTGAAAAGGCAGACACAGATCGGCAAATAAATACTGCACAGATTTCAACGGATTTTGATTTAGAATAAGATGGTTAAGTATTCAACTTTTTATAGGATTCAAGAACGCGATAAGTTCTTCAACAGCTTTTGTAAGCGATACATAAAGACGAATGACGAGTCTTTACGCGAAAGCATGGAAGACACTGCTTTTGAGCTTATGGAAGTTATTGTGAAGATGCTTCTTGATGACAACCTTGATGATTTAGTTTATATCTTGTCAAAGCAAAATGCTAAACACGCTCGAGTTTTCTTTGACTATTTCACTGGCCTAAAAACAAAACATATGAAAAAGGCCGATATCGTTTCGAGTGTGAATGAATTTTTTGACCAAAAGGAGAAAGACATGAAAGACATTGCGGCTTACCTTAAGGAAACAGTCAAGCCTGTAAAGCTTGAACTAAAGTATAAGCCATTTAAGTTGAATGAAGCTGACGATGATGGCGGCGATATGGGTGGTGACGACGCAGGTGGTGATGATCCGTTTGGTGATGACGCTGGCGGAGATGATCCATTCGGAGATGATGCTGGCGGAGATGATCCGTTTGGCGACGGCGGAGACGACGCTGGTGGCGATGATTCTAGCGGCGGTGACGACGATGAAGAAAAGGACGGCGACGACGAAGAAACTGAAGAAGATGAATACGATATTGAAGGCCACGAAGACGATCCTGAATTTAAGGGCGTTCAGAAAACAGGCGATGTCGTAAAGCCGGCAGCTGCTGCAGCTTGCGTTGTTAGCATTGATGAAGTGATGGTTGCTTTGAATGCAATGATTAACTCATTGCCTGATAATCAGCTTGCTGAAATTGAAGCAGTTAAGAAAGCCGTTACTTTGATTTTCAATGGTAAGATTCTTAAGCCTGAAGATGTTACATTCCAGAATCCTAAGAATGCTGCATTCCTAATCAAAAAGCTCAGCGATAACTTGAATGAAAAAACACGCCATTATTTGGTCCGCAAAATCAAGGAGCCTTTGATTAAGCTCCGTGACCAGAACAAGGAAGAACTGGCTGCTATGAAGAACGATACTCAGAATATCAGATCTACCTTGTCCAAAATGGACATGTAATTAACAAAGGACAGATAGGCTACTACCCCTATTTGGCGTGCTGTTGCCTCAGCACGCCTAACTTTTATAAATATCATCAAAATGGTAGGCAAACCATTAAATGAAGGTAGTAATATGATACAAGAAATATGTCTTGAATGCGGGCAAATTGCCGTATTAAATAAGCATGTTAGAAAACATGGCTTAACATCCGAAGAGTATTACAGAAAATGGCTAATGAAACCAAATGAAGGTTTCTGTAAAGTATGCGGTAAACCAACAAAGTTTTGTGGCTTATCTGAAAAATGTTTTCAACCATACTGTAGTAATAAATGTCATAATAATGATGCTGAATACTTAGCTGACCGTAGCGAAAAACGCAAAAATCTTTCACCCGAAGCAAAGGCCGCTATTCGTGCCAAACAGATTAAAACTTGGGAAACAACTATGGGCAATGATTGGGCAAAGATTATGGCACATAACGGTTTTGAAACTTATAAGAAACGTACAGGCTATGATACACCGTGGCATGATCCGGCAGTAAAACAAAAATGCCGTGAAAGATGGAATAATGAAAATTCGCCGGCATGTTTAGCTGATGTTAAAGAAAAGATTTCAAAAAGTACCAAGACTTATTTTGATGAAACCAAAGAAGAACGCATTGCTTTACAGTTAAAACATTTACAAGAAAAGTGTAAAGACTTGATAGCTATTGACGGCAATTGGAAAATTTACAAATGTCCGAACTGTGGCGCTGAAACAAAAATAGGATCTAAGGCTATTGGAACTGCTGTTAAATATAATGATTTTAATCATTTATGCAGCAAGTGCCATTGCATGAATGGCACATCATTTAAGGAACAGGAACTGATATCATTTTTAAAAACATTTGACGAAACTATTATAGAACATGATAGAACTATTTTAGCAGGTAAAGAGCTAGACGCGTATATGCCAAATTTAAATGTAGCATTCGAGTTTGATGGTACTTATTGGCATGCCGATCCGCGATTTTTTAATGAAGACGCGATTATGCGTTATAATCATGATGGATCACCTTTAACTGCTGGAATGATTTGGACCTATGATAATGAAAAAACTTTACTATGCCAAACAAAAAATATCAAGCTAATACGCATACAAGAATATGATTGGATAAATAATCGTGAATATATAAAAAACAAAATCAGTGAGGTTATTAACAATGTTAAATGCAACAACGAATGATGGTAAAAATTTAGCACTAATCCTATACGGCGACACAAGCGGCTGCTCACACTACAGGCTCCGTTGGAACGCTTTGTATTATGCCGGACATGAACATCTTGGCTTTGTACCTTTGCTTATGCCATTTCCAATCTTTGATGGCAATTACCTAGCTCGTGCAAAGGTCATCATCATGCAACGCCCAGTTGCAAGAGAACATATTGAAATTGTCAAGCGATACAAGGCACTGCAGCCTAAGTTTGGTTATAAACTTGTATTTGAAGTTGATGACCAAGTTTTCCAGATTGATGGTCAATGCGTGCCTGAATACAATTCAGCATCATTGCATTTTGATGGCAAAGACACGACCGAAGTTTGCCGTGAAGTTCTACCGATGTTTGATGAAATCGTTGTTTCAACTGATTACTTAAAACAGAAGATGGAAGAAATTTTTGATGTGCACAATGTAACTGTTATTCGTAATGTTGTGCCTCGCTTCCTTTGGTCTTATCCCCGTAAGAAGGAAATCACCGAAGACATCAAGAAGCCAACTGTTGTTTACTCAGGTTCGCCTTGCCACTATCGTAACCCTGTTCCTAAGCGTGATCCGTCCCCGCTGGAGCCTAAAGGCTTCCCAGGTATTTCACCGTTGAAAGGCGATATGGATAATGCTTGGTGTGATTGGGTTGTCAAGAATGTTCGTGAAGATAAAATTAACTTTGTTGTAATGGGTGCATTGCCTTGGTTCTGGGAGTGCATCAAAGACAAGATTAAGTTTATCCCGTGGGTTGACTGCAATAGCTTCCCAAGACAGGTAATGGAAACTGGCGCTGATTTTAGTTTCGCACCGCTTGTAAACAATACATTTAATAAGTGTAAATCAAGCCTTCGCTTTACTGAATCTTGTGCCGCTGGACAGGTATTCTTGGGAACTGTATTCACAGCTGATAAGTATAGTCCATACGAAGAAATTCATGAACTAGGTAAAGTTCCTGATAATGCAACTGTTGAACAGATTGATGAAAAGTTCTGGAATCTTTGTAAAAAGGAAAACTATAATAAGGTACTTAACTGGCAGTATGATTTCATCAATAATGCAGGCTACTGGCTCGAAAGCGATAAGCATGCAAATCAGTGGCTATCAATGGTTGATAGTGGCGCGGTTTGCAAGACGCCGTTTATCTAATCATATAGAACCATTTATGAGGGGACTTAGGTCCCCTCTTTTTGTGTATAAATACAAAAAAGGAGAATGGTATCTAATGGATTGGTCTGAATATCTAAATCAGCAACTGACTGAAACCCTTAAGAAGAAAGTAGTCATTCGTAATTCAAAGAAGGTCTATAAATGGGTTAGCTCAGACCCTGATAAGTATGATGTCGTTCGTGATGCAAATGGCAACTTTCACGAAGTACCGCGTGATAAAGCATTGGACAAGAAAAAGTCGTTAATCGCAAAAGTTGTTCAAAAAACAGCAAAGAGTAAAGGCAAAGCGAAACGAGCAGCATCCTTTAAAGCGCGTGAACGCGTTGGCCTTGAATACAATAAAGAAATGCCTGACATCGTTAGATCTCGTGGCCCAGGCGGACATGTACCGGGTGGCCCGATGAAAGAAGCTACTTTGAATGAAGCACCACATTCATACTTATATAGTGATGATGCCGGGGATCATATCTGGGACTTTTATGCTGAAATCAGAAACGACTGCAGTTGGCTTCTTGATGTAGTTTCAATTTATCAAGATCGTAAGTTAATGACTCAGGACGGTGGTGCTCAAGAAAACGAAGAGCTACTTGATATTCCTGAAGAAGCACTTCCTGAGATTACTGACAATCTAATGTATAACATTGAGTTCTTGCTTATTGCTGCGAAAGATTTCGTAAGAGCTCCAATGGACATTAAAAACAAGTTCAAAAATGGCATTCCTGTTAAACTTTTTGATGCGTTGAAACCATACATTGATAAGATGCAACGCAAAACTCCGCTGTCCGACTATCAGGACGACAATAAATAAACTAGCAGTGAGGATATAAAATGGATTTTCAATTATGGAACCCGTTCTCTAGCCGATTCTTGCAGGTGATACCTGATAAGGCACAGACTAGAGAAAAAGAAACAAAGCTAAATTCATACGGTGTTGGTGAAGACACACTTGACTTGGGTAAGCTCATTCGCGGCTATTCAAATTCAAGCACAGTAACCACATACCCATTTGAACAGAATAACATTGTCTTTGATACCTTGTTCACAACAAAGCGTCAGCGCGTGAACTGGTACCGCACAATGTCAAACTATTCATTCGTCAAGAAACTTATCAACATCATTTGTAATGAATGTGTTGCTAAGGGCGTAAACGGCGAAATGGCAAGGCTAGAAATTGACCCTGCATATCGTGACCAGTTTACTGATTATGAATACAATTCATTGGTCAAGGAATTTAACTACATCATTAACGCTGTGCTTCAAAAGAATAAGCTCAAAAAGCTTTTCCGTAAGTGGCTTATTGACGGTGAATTATTCCTTGAAGTTTGCTTGAATGATGAAGGCGACTGTATCGCTGGTGTTAAAGCATTGCCTCCGTACTGCACGCTTTGTGTTTACAATGAAGGCATTTTGACTGGCTTTGTTCAGGACCCATCTTTGATTAGCCCAGAACATTCAAAGAATGAAATTAAAACATTTACACGAAACCAAATCGCTTATTCAAATTACGGCGTTTACGGCAATAACCTTAATGATGTCAAGGGACACCTTGAGGCTGCCATTCGTCCAGTGAATATGCTTCGCGCTTTGCAGGACGCACAGAACGTTTATTTCCAGACCCGTGCTCCTGAAAAACGAATTTGGAAAATTGCTGCTGGTAGTAAGCCTCCTGCTCAGCAACAGGAATACTTACAACAGTGCATCTATCAGTATCGTCAAGATCTTCGTTTGGATCCTCATACAGGCCTTGTAAACGGTGCACAAAATACACAAGCATTGACCCAGGACTTCTGGTTTACATCTGACCGTAATGGCCAGGGTTCAACGGTTGAAACATTCCAGGGTGGACAAACACTTCAGGGTTTGACTGAATCTATTCAGAGCTATCGTGAAGAAGTTGCTGATGCTATGGAAGTTCCGGGTACTCGTTGGAAGGGTGAACCGGGTTCATCACAGTATGTTCAGGGCGTTGAAGGTTTGAGCATTGATGAAAGCTCATTCCAGTTACGCTGTGATGAATGGGCTAGCGATTTTGTTGAAATCATTAAGCAGCTTCTTATCGTTCAGCTACAGGTTGCTGGCTACGATGAAAAGTATTTGGACAATAAGATTTACAACATCTCATTGATTCCTGCTACTGATACAACAAAATATCGTGAAATGGCTCTCGCAGAAAAACGCGCTGCTGTTCTTGGTTCTGTTGCTACTATGATGCCTACCAGAGCTAATATCAAGGACAATGGTGACGAAGCTCCTCCGATGTTTGCTACTAACTTCGTATTGGGAGAAATGTGTGGTTATTCAACTGAACAGTTAATGAAGAATCGCCAGTCTCTTGAAAACGAAATCGCTGAAATGAGAATTAAGGCTGAAGCTGCTAAGGAAGAAGGCGGCGACGATTCTGAAGATGGCGGCGATGACGGAGACATGGACTTCTAATGGAATACCAAGGACAAAAAGCAATAATTAGCCTAACTTCCTGGAAAGGAAGAATAGGCTTTACAACACCAGTAGCAATTTATAACCTAATTAACAAATGCCCAGATTTTCATATTGTGCTATGCTTAAGCGAAGATGAATTTCCGCAGAAAGAAAAAGATCTTCCGTTACTAATACAGCAGCTAGCAGAAACACGCATTGAAATTTTATGGGTAAAACGAAACTATAAAACACTTAAAAAGGTTTTGTTTACGATGGCTAAGTATCGTAATGTGCCTGTTATTTCTGCTGATGATGATTTACTATACACGTGTAATTATGCTCAAGCTTTGTATGATGCGTGGGTAAACAGCCGAAATAAAATTGTGACTATGGGATTAGAAGATTTCCGCAATGGAAATTACACCGCCGGCGGTGGGACTTTATATTCACCTGGTTGTTTTGAAGATCTAGATGATATTATCACTAGTATAAATAAACCTGAAAACGAAATATACTTTGATGATGACGACGCATTTATGGAAGTTCAGCGCTGTAACCATCTTATCGTTCCTGAACACGTTCATTTTGATGGTCCGACATATGAACAGTTAGCAACAACGGCACATCAATATGAAGTTTATACTGTTGCAGAATTACATGGTAAGATTAGAATGAAACAGGGTAAAGACACAAACGGTTTCATCTTTACTTACTTAGGACTGTAAACATTATAAATAAAATATAGAAAGGAGATTTTAATCATGGCCGAAAACAATATGAGCGTTTTTACTACTAAGATTAAGAACTTAGAAGACCTTGCTAAACAGTATCTATTTCAGGTAACATTCAAGTTTGATAATAAAGCACTAGCTGATATGCTTGGCACTGAAGATTTGATGCTTCGTGCTAAGACTGCATCTATGCCTGCTAAATCATTCGGTGAATTAACCACTGAATATATGGGCTCAAAGCTTGTTTACCCTGGTAAGGCAACTGTAGATGGTGACCTTTCCATTACATTTGATGAATTCCAGGATATGACAATTTCTAAGACATTCCATCGCTGGCAGAACTTGATGTTTAACCATGCCATTGATGATGACATTGATGCACAAGGCACCACAGGTGGCGCATATTCAAATATGCTTAAGGATTATACTGCAACTATCACTGTTGACTTGTATGATTCTACTTTGACTACAAAGCTACCTATTTCCTATGAATTCAAGTTTGCATGGCCTAAGGAATTTACATCTGCAGAATTGAATATGGAAGGTGACGGCAAGATTCAGCGTTCTGTCACATTTAAGTATTCTACTTATAAAGTAATTTCAAACCGTTAAGAGGTAAACAATGGATTTAGCACAGTACGCCATCAGCGAGTTGGAAAGCACTCGCCCCGTAAATGAATCTACATCGGTCTACGGTAAGACTGATGTATTCAAGGGTGATAAGTACTGCGGTCCTCACCATCACGATTACGTTTTGTGGGCACCCCAGATTGGTTGGGGCAAGACCGGTGACGCATTAGACGATCCTGAAAAGGGCAAGATCTGTGCTGGAACCCATGAACATATGATTGTGGATGGTAAGGTACTTGAAGCATTTGGGCATACTCATAAGCTTCTTGCAGGTACTAATGTTCTAGATACAAACCCTGCTCCAATGCAGGCAACAAAGGTAGTGGAGGTTGACGACTAATGGAAAACGAAGTTCAAATTGAAGTTCAGACAACTGCTCAGAAAGAACAGGTTCCAACCGACTTCCTCTCATTCCTTGCTAGCACAACAGACAATGAATGTTCAAAACTTTACACCTTTGCAGTTGATGCACTAACATTTTCAAACAAAGTAAACATTTATCATTGGACTTGTAAGTCCGGTTTCCAGCATACACACTTTGAAGAAGTTTACGAAATTATCAGAAAGTTTGCTGACAAGCTCGTTGAAACGGTCATGTCAATGGGTTACGAATTTAAGATCGAGTCAAAGAACTATCTGATTAACGGTGAACTATTTGATTTTGAAGGTGCTATGCTAAAGCTTCAGGCATTCCGAGATGAGCTAGAAGCGAAAAAGAAACAATACTCTACAAAGATTTCTTTGGATAATCTCTTTGGTGATACCATTGAGGCGTTAGATAAGGAAATTGGACTCTTGAAGAATTTTACCTAAGGGTTTAAAACATACTGCCGTGGACTGAAACATGTCCACGGTTTTTCAGACTTATAAACCTAGGATATTTGGTTTGAAAACCTAATAAATAATTTAAGAGTATGGAAATAACACATCTCGGTGTATAAAACAAATTGGAGGATTAACATGGATAAGATTATTGAAAAACTTGCTGGTGTCCTTTCCGCAGAAGACTTGAATGAAGTCAAGGCTGCATTTGAGGCTGCTGTTACTGAACGCTTGCAAGCTAAACTCGATGAAGAAACTTCAAATCTTGCCAAGAAAGCTGAAGAATTCTGCCAGTTGAGAATCAAGGAAGCAGTTGAAAAGAAGACTGCTGAATTGGAAAACCTTGCTAATAAGTATTGTGAAGAACGCTGTGCCAAGATTACTGAAAAGGCACAGGCTCGCCTTGATGCTCAAACCAAGCAGTTGGAAGAAGCAGCTCAGCAATACATTTACATGTTCTTTGAAGAAAAGTATCAGGAACGTTGCGGCGAGGATCTCAAAGAGCTCGAAGAACGCTTGATTGGTAACCTTGACAATTATCTTGAATATACTATCTCCGAAAAGATTAGTCCTGCACTCATCAAGAAGACTGCTATCAACGAAACATATGAACCGATCATTAAGCTCATTCAGAATGCTTTTGAAGACAAGTTTGTGCCGCTTGACACAACTGGTACTCGTAAGATTCAGGAATGCAAGGTTGAAAATGCTCAGTTGAGAAAGGATCTTGCTACACAGTGCAACGAAGTTCACCGCTTGAATGAAATGGTGGACAAGGCTAATAAGCGTGCCCTTATCGCTGAAAAGACTGCAGGCATGACACCTAACCAGGTTGCTCGTGTTAAGAACATCTTTGAAAGCAAGAGCTATGCTACTACAAAGAAGGAAATTGATTCCTATGTTGAAGTTATGAATGAACGCGCCCCTATCATGAAGAGACCGACTCAGCGCCTTCAGGAAAACACAACATTGAAAACAAAATCCTTGAATGTAGAAGATACCACGGAAGATATCATTACTGAAAAATTCCAGCCAAAGAAGAAAATGTCACAGACGGATTCCTTCTTGCTCCAGGCTGCTCACTTTTCAAGAGAAAAATAAAAAGTCAAATAATAAATAAAATAAAATGACAAGCTAAATAGTTTGTCCCAGTGATTTAATTCAAAAACTCATCGGAGGATTAAATGAGAGGAATCAGACAAGAAATCGTTGAGCGCTGGACAAAGGAAGTTCCGGAAGGAATTTCTGTTGCCGACATTCAGAATCGCTATATCCGCGAAAACGTCGCTCAGTTGATGGAAAACCAGCAGAATGATGCAATGCATTCTACATTGAACGAAGACTTTGGTATTGGCGTGGGCGCTCCGCTCGGTGCTGACCAGGGTATCCCACACGGTGGTGACGCTAAGGCAGTTTTTGCTCCAGTTTCACTTGCACTCGTTCGCCGTGTGTTCCCGCAGTTGTTCGCAAACGTTCTCGTTGGCGTTCAGGCAATGCAGGGTCCTGTAGGTCTTGCTTACGCTATGCGTACAGTTTATAAGGACGAACTTGACCAGGGTAAGGTTGTTGAAGCTGCATGGAAGGACGTTCCAGAATACTCTGGCTTCACAGGTTCTACTGCTAACACAAGCGGCAAGATTGACGCAGGTACTGCAGTTGAAACTCAGGCTGCTGAAGGTTGGTCTATCAATGATCATGACAAGCAGGGTAAGATCCCTGAATTGGCTATCATGTTCAGCCGTCAGGCTATCGTAGCTGGCACTCGTAAGATTGCTTCTAGCTTCAGCCTTGAATCTATTGATGACATCAAGAAGATGCAGGGTGTTGACATGGTTAACGACATGGTTAACGTTCTTCAGTACGAATTGACTGCTGAAATTGACCGTGAAACAATCGCTCGTTGTAAGGCTCTTACCAAGCTCAAGACAATCCGTCCTGCTGCTGAAGCTGCTACTGACGGTTGGTCTGGTCGTTGGTCTCAGGAACGTTTGAGCAACATTGTTACTCACATTATCGCTGCTTCTAACGATATTGCTATCGCAACTCGTAAGGCACCTGGTAACATTGCTGTTGTTTCTCCTGCTGTCGCAACTGCTCTTCAGTCTGCAACACAGTTCTTCAACAAGATCACACACGAAGTAACAGGTTCTACTGCAACAGTTGAAGTTGGTACTTTGAACGGTGGTCAGATTAAGGTTTACCGCGATGCTTACGCTGTAAATAAGGGCGTTGATAACGAAGAAGTTCTCATCGCTTACAAGGGCGCATCTAACGATGACGCTGGCGTAATCTTCTGTCCGTACGTTACTGGCGTGGTTAACCAGGCTATTGACCCGAATACATTCAGCCCTCGTATCGGTATCATGACTCGCTATGCATTCGCTAACAACATGCTCGGCGCAGACAACTACTACCGTACATTGAAGTTCGAAGGTCTTGCTGGTAAGATTGCTGGTGATACATACTAATCGGTAGACGGTAAATTAACAAGAAACATTTTTTCATAGGAGAAATAAAATATGAAACCTACAGTTCAAGCTCCTGACTTCTACAAGATTGGTAATGACTACGTTCAGGCACCGCTTTCTA